TTTCATTTTCAACAATTTTATAAATTTTATTCATTATAATCGCCTCATTAGTATAATAATATATATTCATAAATATATTTGTCGTTTTTTGTCAAAAGTTAAAACATTTGTTCTTTTTTAAAAGAATATATATACACTACTTGTTTTGTAGTGCTTTTTCTTTTGTTTAAAAATTATCAGTTCCAGAGAATAATATAATATCAGCTATTATTGATATAAATGTAATCAAAAATCCTTTTAAAATATATCTATTCATAAATAATTTGGCTATATATATACCACCAATCATTCCATATATTACTGAAGCTATATAAGCAATATAAATAAATATAGTTAGAAAGCATTTTATAAAATTACATTTATTTGAATTTTTAAAACATTTAAATTTATTATAAAAATTATACTTTTCTAATAAAGACATTATCAACATAGCTATAATAGCTGGTATTAAATATGATAATATAGTAAAAAATAAAAACATAATTATTCACTCTTATCCTTATTCTTACTTTTTAATAAATTATATAAATCCATTATAACTTTTTTATCATTTTCTCCCATATCTGATATATCAAGACCATCTTTCATACTAGCTGCTATTTGTATAGGTTCGTTTATTTCTTTTGTATCATTTACTCCTAGCAAATAGTCTGTAGAAACATTAAATATTTCTGCAATTTTTTTTACAGTTGAAGTATCTGGGTCCCTTTCATCTTTTTCATACATACTTATGCTACTAGGAGCAAGATTCAAGAGTTCAGCTAATTCTGATTGAAACATTTTTCTTTCTTCTCGTAGCATTTTTAATTTTCTACCAAAAGACATTTTATTACCTCATTTCTAAAAATTTTAAAAATTTTTTATATTGTCATTGTAACACTTTTAGTGAAAGTAGTCAACATAATTCACTTAAAGTGAAAAAAAGTAAAAAAATAGTATTGACAACACTTAAAGTGAAGTGTATAATGTTGTTGTAATTCACAGAGAGTGATACGAAAAGGAGGAAATATGAAAGAGTTTAAAAAGTTTAGAGAAACATTAGGTTTAACGATTGCTGAAATGGCAAACATTTTAGGCATTTCAAAATCATATTTAGAAAAACTGGAAACAGGTCATAAACAACCAAGCAGAAATGTTATGTGCAAAATAAAAGAAAAATATCCACAGTTTGATATGAACTTTTTTTTGATTTAACACTTCACTTTAAGTGAAATATACAAGGAAAGAGGTGATAAACATGCCAGATATTATGGATATAACTGAAACAGCAGAGTATTTAAAATGCTGTGAGCAAACATTGAGAAATAAAGCACGAAGAAAAGAGATACCTCACAGATATGTTGGAGGCAAATATTTATTTAGTAGAACAGCATTGCAAATGTGGGCAAGTGGATATGAGCCAAAAGATTTTTTTGAGGTTGTGGCGCAAAAGATGTTAGAGCAAACAGTTTAGATAAAGGAGGTGATGATATATGAAAATAAGAATAGGAAAATATGTGTGGAATCCAAGTAAATGTATTCCCTTGTATTTATTAGCAGGAATAGCAGGATATAAGCTAATGTGGATTTTGTATTATTTATTATTGCCATATTCAACAATGGCATAGGAGGTTGAAAATGATAGAGAAAACAGAAAGGTATGTAGAAAGAGCTTTAAGACAAAGACCAAAAACAAGAGATGATGATAATTTACTTTATTTAGATGTATTAACACAAATAGACCCAGCTCTTGTTAATGTAAACTTTAAATCTACATTTATTACAGCAAGAAAATTAAAATTACCTGCATATGAAACTATAAGTAGATGTAGAAGAAAGTTACAAGAAAAGTATCCAGAATTACAAGAAACTATAGAAATGCAAAAAGCAAGAGAAAGACAACAAATGGATATGTTTGCTTATGCAATGGAAGAGAGGTGGAATGTAAATAATGTGTAAGATTTTAGGTTTTATAAACATAAGAAGAAAGACAAAAACTGATGAGCAAATAGATGAAATACAAGGAAGTATAGCAGATAGACTAACATTAATAGCATCAAAAATGGAAAGAGTATTAAGTAGAATTATGCAAATAATTGATTTAAATGGTGGTAAACCTGTATTGATTAAAAGAGCAGTAACACAATTACTTTTATTAGTAGATGATATAAAAAATCTAGCATCAGATTTGAGAGCAGATGCCAGATTATAACTAAATTCCAAAAAGTTATATTAAAAGTATAGCACAAAAACACTAAAAAGAAAAGAGGGAGATGATGGAAAAGAAAAGCTTTATATTGTTTGCAGAACATGAAGAAATATTTGAAAGTTTAACAGATAAGCAAGCAGGTCAGCTTATTAAAGGAATATTCAAATATGAAAAAACACAAGAAATCCCTCATTTAGATAAAACTGTTAGAGTAGCTTTTATTCCTATAAAGCAGATATTAGATAAAAATCGTGAAGAATACATTAAAAAGTGTGAGAAAAACAAAGAAAATGGAAGAAAAGGTGGCAGACCAAAGAAGAATGTAGAAACCGAAATAAACCCAAATAAACCGAATGGTTTTTTTGAAAACCAAACAAAAGCCAAAAAAGCCGATAATGAATATGAATATGATAATGATAATGATATTAAGATAGATAAAATAAATAAATATATCACTCATTTAGGTTTGGATAAATTTGAGATTGAACTGTTGCCTGAAAGCACACAAATACAAATAAATGAATATAAACAAGTTATAAATGAACTGTATATAGATGAACGAGAAGATATTCTAGAAAGATTAACAATAGATATATTGTCTAGATGCTGGGAAAGAATGCAAAAAGTAAAAACAGTAGATAGACCTATAGATTATTTAAAAGAATCAGTTATAAATGAGGTGGAAAAAAATGAATAAAGAGGAACTAGATGTATTAAAGGAAATAGTTAAAAAAATATGTGATAAAGCAGATATTCCAACGACTATTAAGGAGAATGATATATGTATAGATGTGATGAATGTAGGATGATAATAGAAGATTTTAATGATTTAGCAGAAGATTTTGATGGCTATAAAGTATGTCCTCATTGTAAAGGTGATGTAGAAATAGTAAAAGAATGTGAATGTGGCAATTGGATGGATAGAGATGAACTATTTTGTGAAAAATGTAGGTTATCAATAATAAAGAAATTCCAAGAGTTTATGGATGAATTTAGTGAAAAAGAAAGAGGATACTTAAACAAAATATATGATGGAAAAGAATTTTAAGGAGTGTGAGTTAAATGTTATCAAGTTACAACGATTTAAGGAAAGTAGATGTAAGTAAATGGGTAGAAAAAAGAGATGGAGCAGACTATTTAAACTGGGCAAAAGTTGTTGATTTATTACACGAAAATGGAGCAGAAAAAGTATATTTTGAGCCAGTAGTAAATGAACTAACAGGAAGTAGTTTGTATATGACAGAACAAGAATTTGAAGATAGCAAAGGTAATACAAATAGAGTTTATGAAACAGCAGTGAGAATAGTAATAGATGATTTAGAGTTTATTCAAAGAGGTCCAGTTACAAATGGAAGTAATCCAGTAAAAGATAATTCTATGTCCCAACAAAGATTATGGAATTGTCAAACAAGATTATTTGTTAAAGGTGTAGCAATAAGAACAGGTTTAGGATTTGATTTATGGCTTAAAGATGAAGAAAAAACTGACAAAGAAAATTGGGAAGATGATTTAAGTAGACACGATATATCAAAAATAAAAGAAAGATGCCAACAAATTTATACGCAAAAACATAAAGCAGGTTTAACTGCAAAAGAAATAGCAGACAAACTTCACAAAACAGAAGATGAAATAAAAGCATTATTTAGTTATTTTGATACTTTAAGCAATTTTGAAAGAGAGTTATCAAACATTGATACAAAGTCAAGATAGAAGTGGATATATAGGAGCATCAGATACAAGTTATGTAGTAGGTAACTGGAAAACAAAATCGTTTGAAAAATGGTGGCTTGAAAAATTAGGAATAGCTAAAAACGATTTTTCAAACGAAGCAATAAAAGCAGGAAATAATTACGAGCATAAAATTTTAGAAGCATTAAATATTGAAGGTTTACAAACTGATAAACAAATTATTGAAGATAGATTAAGAGTTAATTTAGATGGCAACACAGAAACTTGTATATATGAAGTAAAAACACATAATGCAGATAAAGAATTTAAGGTATCAAAACAGTATTGGAGGCAAGCACAAGTAGAGATGTATGCAAGCAATATAAAAAAATTATATATAGTTGCATATTCATTGATAGAAAGTGATTACAAAAACTATTTCAATGAAATAGATACAAATAGAATACAGTTGATTCCAGTAGAATATGATGAAAAATTTATTAAAGAGGAATATTTACCAAGGTTGCAGTATTTAACAGTATGTTTGAAAGAAGGTAAATTTCCAGTGAAAGAGGTATAGAATGGAAAAGTTTGAAAAGTTATATATGTTTAATCCTTTTACGATAGAAAAAGCTGATAGCAGGGAAATAGGAGATACATATACTAATTTGCAAAATAGATTAAGTGTAGATACAGACACACCATATCAATTAGCAAATAATATAGAAATCTATGCAAATATGAATTTCCTACTTGGTGAAATGATAGCAAGAATACAGGAACAACATGATGAATTAAAAACTGAAATAAGCATAACTGAAAACAAACAAATTTATATGCAAAGAAAGCAATGGCAAGAAACAAATAGTGAAAAGCCACCAGCAATGAGTTATTTTGAAGCTATGGCAAAAGAATTTGTAAAAAAAGAAAGTAAAGAATTAGCAAGATTAGGAGCAAATTTGTTTAGATTTAAAAAAGCATATGAAAGTATAGAGAGTAAGCAAAATGCATTAAAAAAGAAAATGGATGCAATGAAATTAGAAAGGTAGAAAAAATGGATACAAGTAATTTAATGTTCCCTAAACCAAAAGATAAAGGGAAAGCAAAATCAAAAAAGATTCCAGATAGTAAAAGATTCTCAATAATAACTGATGATTTAGAACACTGCATTGAATGTGGTAGAACAAAAGTAAATTTACATGAAGTGTTTTTTGGAACAGCAAACAGACAATTAAGCATAAAATATGGACTTGTAGTTCCATTTTGTGAAGAATTACATCATAATCAAGTGAATTGCAAAGGAGTTCATTTTGATGAGAAATTAGATACAAAATGGAAAAAAGAAGGACAAAAAGTATTTATGAAATATTACAAAAAAACAAAGCAAGAATTTAGAGAAATATTTGGAAAAAGTTATATTTAGGAGGAATGGAATAATGAAAGCAAATGAATTAGTAGGAAAATTAGCAATAAGAACAAAACCAATAAAGTTAGGTTCTGACTTTTTTGGAAATGAAAACAAGGATTACTCATATACAAGTAGTCCAATTAGAATTTTAAAAGTAACTGATAATCATATTGTATATGACCATAAAGGTTGCAAGGAAGAGAAGATATTTAAAAGTTCTAGTATATTAGATAATAGGTGGCTTGATGATAATTGGGAAGATTATGAAAATTTGATAGGAGGATTAGAAAATGAATAAATTTCAATTTTTAGGGAGATTAACAAAAGATCCAGAGGTAAGATACACTGCAAATACTAATTCGCAAGTAACAGTATTTACATTAGCAGTAAATAGAAGATATGTATCACAAAATGGAGAAAGAGAAGTAGATTTTTTTAATTTAACTGCATTTGGAAAAACTGCTGAATTTGTAAGTAAATATTATAAAAAAGGACAACAAGTATTAGTAGAAGGAAGAATACAAAATAGAACATGGGAAGATGATAAAGGTCAAAAGAGATATGCTACTGACTTTATCGTTGAAAATGCATATTTTGCTGATAGCAATAAAAATACAAATGATACACAAGAATCAGCAAGTGATTTTGTAACAGTGGAAGAAGATGAAGATTTACCATTTTAGGAGGATAGATTATGAAAAAATATTTTAAACATTTTATAACTATAACAAAACATATACATTATGTAAGAAAATTTTGTTTCAAATGTGGATATTACAAAAGAGGTTTATTACACGATTTAAGTAAGTATAGTTTTTCAGAGTTTTTTGCAAGTGCAAAATATTTTCAAGGAAATAGTAGCCCTATTGATGCTGAAAAAAGAGAAAAAGGATATTCATTGGCATGGCAACATCATAAAGGACATAATCCACATCATTGGGAATATTGGATAGATAATTTAGGAACATATAAAAATACACCATGCAAGATTCCTTATGAATACGTTATAGAGATGATATGTGATTGGTTAGGTGCAGGAATTGTATACTCAAAACAAAAGCCAAATTACAATATGCCATACGAAGAACCTTTAAAATATTATAACAAGTGTATAAAAGAAAGAATTTTCCACAAAGAAACACAAGAATTGATAGAATCTTATTTAAAGTTAATTGCTGTAAATGGTATAAATGCTTTTTGTTCATATATAAGAATTAAAGGTTATGATTATGCAAATTATACAGGAGAATATTTAGTATAGAAATTACAACAGGGATAGGCAAATAAAGTTTATCCCTGTCTTTTATAGGAGGATAAGATGAATAGTAAACAAAAAGGTAAAAGAGGAGAATTGTATATGGTCAAGAAATTTAAAGAAAATGGCTATGAGTGTAATAGGACAGCACAGTTTAAAGGTAACACAGGTAGAGCAGATGATATAGAAGGCATTGATTATATACATGCAGAAGTAAAATTTGTAGAAAGATTAAATATACATGAAGCAATGATACAAGCAGTAAGAGATACAATAGCAAGCAGAAGATTTGCTTTTCCAACAATATTTCATAAAAGAAGCAGAGAAGAATGTTTAGTAACA